AATTAGTGCCATCTAATTCTTTGACAGCCTTCTCAATGTTTGATAAAATAAGCGTGGCATCAGCAGCACCTGCAACGGCAGGAGCAAACGATACCGCGCAAGAAGCGCCGATGACTAATAAGCAAATCTTCGAACAATTCGAAACATCGCTAAAGCATCCACCATCATCACCATACGAATATGGATAACAAGTATAAGGTTTCATTTTAATAATTTTAAATAAAATTAATATATGCGCAATTAGTAGGAGCGCGCCTAACCTCAGGGAAGATTCGAACTTCCAGTGCATAGCACTATACCAACAGGAGACCACCGTAAGCGGCTGCCTGCCTGAGGCAGTAACACAAAGTAAATTCAGAATTCCTGAATCTACTTTGAGTATTTTATTCTATAAATATGAAAATTTTGACACTACTTCATTAGAAAAATAAGAAGTGTCATACCTTTTCTCATCTTTAAAACTTCGCATTAAACCAGCAACGTCCATCTTTAAGGCGGATTCGTCGCACTTATATTCAAAAAGTTTGAATATCAATTTCCTTGAATTCATTTGCTCAAATACTAGGTTATGAGTCTTAATTAATGAGGACAGATCTATATTAACACCAGATAAATTAAAGATAATACTCCGGAGAGGTAATCATAGTACAACAAATGATGCGACATCGGTTTACCTAAACTCGGCATAACGTCAAACAGGAATTTCCTTAACTTCTTGTCATTATTATATCTTTTATTCCAAGGCATGAACACACGTTCTAAAACTGAACTAGTTGGAACGACTGGGTATCCTTTATAAATTGTATATTTATAAAACACAGGACAATCTTCCACGTTTTTAGACTCATAATTTTTGATTTTAAGAATCTTAAACTTCATTCCAATTTCTTCACTCTTTTCCTCCATTAAATTCAGAATCTTATCACAATCATGTTTATTATTACGAGCTGAAATAAGGAAATCATCTCCACCGACGATGAAGTTGAAATCTTTAGAAATCTTTGGTCCTACACAATATATGAGTGCAATTAGATTAATGATACTTCCAAGCAGAGAAGTAGCCTTAACACCAGAAGGTATACCCTGATATGCTCTCACTACTCTACCACCCGGCAAATAATAATCTTTAATTGCTAAAGTGTCATACATTAATAAGAAATGTCTGTCAATAATGGGGTTATTATGCTCAAAGAAGCATCGAAACACGCACAAAGACATTGTAATTATTTTAATATACAGAGTTGAATCAAATCTCTTCCAATCTCCTTCAATCACATAATCACTATCTTTAATGTCTCTATTCAGGCGGAACCAATCTAATATAGAATTTCCTAAGTAGATTGGTCCGCGAGCTATCTCTTTTATTCTATCGATCATAGCGTCGCACCAAGGAGCAGAAGTAAGCTCACAATGGAATTCTGGCATATGAACTACTCTAGAAGATGCCGGCTCTAAGTCTGTATACGTGTAATCACGTTTATTCCGAGCTCCAATAGTATAAACACCGGGATATATTTTAGTTCTATCAAATTTTGAAACTTTTAAATTACTAGCAACGTTCCATCTCTTTTTACACAACTTCATAGCAGTATGAATTGCTTCCTTTTTAGTTCTCTGCCTTAATTCCTCTTCGTATCTAAATCCGGGCTTTTTATCCGGAGACACTTGTGTGTTGAATATGTCAGAAAAAGTCTGCGTTTCTATCATTCCAATATGCTTCATCTTCCGGAAAAACGACTTGATTGTATCATCATATTTCTTTAATCCTTCGATAGTTGGATAATGATAGTGATCTCCCGCTAGGCTTTCAGGAATTAATTGCTTCTTCAAAGTTTGTTTATTAGTAGAATAACATCCGTCTACTATTACACACTTATTAACATCAACCTCAAAAGCATCAAATAGTTCTTTATTTTGGCTATATTTATTAAGTGCTGATATCGGAGCCTTCTTAAACTTTTGTTTACGAGTAGAGGACCTAACTGACGATCTCTGTAACTCCTTTGAGTTATAACCATCTACATAAACACCATTTACAAATTTCCCATCAACTTTAACATCTCTTACTTTACTAACTCTTCCATCCACAAGGGCATAATATCTACCATTATAGTCCTTACCATTTACCTTATTTGTATTGGTAATGGACTTTCTTGTTGATTTAAGTTTCCTCAATGATTTATTTACTTTTGTGAGCCCAGTGCCAATTAAACCACTCTTAAGCGAAGTAACTAGATCTTTGTTTTCATCAAAGTAATTACATAATACCACTAAGTATCTCTTATATTCAGAAAATAAAGCGGAAGGCGTTGCTGTTAATACTTTGGAATAAGACTATTCAAATCTGTATCACTTTTTCTCTCACTCCACAATTTATATCTAATTTCCTTCATTCGTGACAAAAACAGTCGCTGAGCGCGAGAAATTAGCTTCTTCTTAAATTCAGATGCTAATTCTTTGTTCTTAATGATTCCTTCATCAGATAATTTTGAAACATAAATATTTGCTTCATTACGAATTATTCTCTTTGCTCTACCCGGAATCGCATTCTGATTTAAATTATGTATATTAAATAGAATGCTAATTTCATTAGTGACATAGTCTTTAGAAAGCATTTTTCTTCGTGCTTCCGCCAACTCTTCACCAATTAAAATTTTCTCCTTCGAAGTACTAGCGCTCTCATACTTTTTATTAAACATAAAATTAATTCGAGCGTCTTCTTCTGAAAGCATTCTTAGTTTCTCCGCGTCTTCCTCCTTTAAATAAGCCTTGTAAGACGTATCTTTTTTAACTCTATCTGCTATTAATTTAATATTAGCACACATTAATACGACTCTCGAAACAGAATCAGCCTCCTCTTGGATCTTTTGTAAAAGGTCAATAAATTTATAGCTTCCATCACTGGACATCCAGCGAGAGAAGTCGTAGTCTTTTAGTATCTCAAGAATTTCTTCTTTATACTGACCCTCTTGAAGAGAATTTATAACTGATATTTTATATAGGGCAGCCGCTTCAGCTTGTCGAGAAGGGTAACCACCACATTCAACGTCGTAAGGAACTTCTGGTAAATTTTTACCAATCTCCTCACACATGTGATCATATGAAGGGTCAGTACTGTCTGAAATTAAATAAATAATTTCCTTACTATTTGTACCTTCAACTTCAACTTCTATATAAACTTGATCTAAATCATCAAATAAGAAAGGAGACGGCTGAGTTAACAGTCGCTTTGCGATCTCATCAGAACAATTTAAGACATCAGATAATTTATTCTTCTTAAAATCTACACCAGATATTGGCTTCGGTCCAAGTCTTTCTTTATTATCTAATTCATTGAGAAATTCTTGAACGGCTTCCTCAGTTCTATTACCGATTAAATCACTGACCATATGTTGTTTATTGTGTAATTTTAGTCTTTATTAGAAACTTTTAGGGATGATCAAAATAAGAAAAATTTTGAAAATCCCAATCGAACAAATTCTAACTAAATTCCATAATTAGCAGCGACTCTATCACCGCACAGAGCGATCGCAGCTCCACAAGCAAAAGCAGCAGCGGCAGGAACATTACCAGATCCCATCGCTGACTTAGCTTGTGAAATACACACCCCGGAAATGAAGCAAGCTGCCGCACCAACTGGAGAGATTCGACGAGTAACAGAATTAGTGCCATCTAATTCTTTGACAGCCTTCTCAATGTTTGATAAAATAAGCGTGGCATCAGCAGCACCTGCAACGGCAGGAGCAAACGATACCGCGCAAGAAGCGCCGATGACTAATAAGC